TCCTCTACTTGATGACGATGACGCAATGGAAACACTCTGGAAGAAACAGTTCTCACTTTCTGAGATTGTTGCACCAGACCAGTTCAAGACATACGATGAGTTAAAGACTCGTCTAGATTATGTGCTTGGAAATAAAAAGTCCACTGCACCAGTTTTTGAAGAAGAAGATACTGATCGTGGTGAAGCAGAGCAGTTAGTAACTGCTGCTGTATCAACAACACCTTCATCAGTTAATGAAGATGACGATGATGCATTATCATACTTCGCAAAACTCGCAGAGGAGTAATGAAATATAATCAAATCTGTCTAACTTTATTAGTAATAGCAGCTTGGATTAATTTATTATTCAAATAATAAAGGGGTCAAAAGACCCCTTTTTTTATACCACTAAGTTTACATCAGCTTGTGCAAGTGATCTAGTTATGTAACGTGAATTCTTATCATAACTAACAACATCTCTTAAATCGTTTAAAAACACCTGTAAATATTCTTTTCTTAACGTATCTATTTTTCGAAGTTTTTCGTTTTCATTTATTTCATATTCATAATTAGTAACTGGTCTTGCGATATTATCAGTTGCAACGGTATATTCATTTTTATCATCAAGTTGATTATTACCCGCTTCAGAAATTAAAGTAAATCGATTTGTTGGATATCTTAAAGAACTTCCATCAATTTTAAAATCTACATCTACGATTAGATTAGGTGGTAAAATTTGATGTCCCATACTATCCTTGATTTCAAATGTTTCATAATGATGTGTTTCATTCATTAATGTCTCTGTTCCATATTTTTCAAGAGCAATATCGTATATTTGATAATCTTGTACTGGCCATTGTTGAGTTATATTTGTTATACCCGCAACAAGAACGACTACAAAATCATATCTTGAACTTCCATATAAACTTTCAGCGATTGTATCTGGTCTATCACCATCATTAATAACATATTTGTTGAACAAAGTCGCATTATCAGAGAGATAATTAAAAAATTTAACTCTACGAAAAATATTTTTTACTAATATTAAATCACTAGATGAAATTTTATTTGAAAGTGGTGATTGATAATATATGTTTGGTAATTCTCTAAAATATCCCATTAGAATCCAACTCCTCTCATATTTTCATCAAAATCATAATCCTCATGGTAGATTGGATTAAGTTCTTTGAACGTAAGGTTCATTCTAAGATTAACTGGTGTTCCGTCATAATATGATGCATAAGTTCCTGCTTGAGTGTAATTAACAGTCATACCTGTTAACGCACAATGCTTAAAACTATTTAAAAATGGATGAGTTCTATTTTGATGTCTATACTCAAGATGAAAAACATCTGGTGCTCTTAAAAATGCTCCTCCTTGTCCTACCTCTTCAGTTCCTTTTTTAGCTGCCATCGAACTTTTAAAGGCACGAATAATATATTTCACCATTTTAGATTCCTCTGCATTTCTAGGACTAAAGTTAATACTAAATGGAAACGTGCGTAAATTAACTCCATTGAAGAGTAATTCTAGATTAGAATTTAATATAGTTCCCTCAGCTCTTCCTAATACACTATTTGTGTTAATATTGTTGCCTAAAGCATCTATTGCTTTTCCCGAAATAATTGCAGTTAATTGATTTTTTAAATTTCCACTGAACATTGAATCAGGGATACCCGCCCTTACTAAATCTAATGCTTCTTCAAAACTTTGACCAGGATTTTTGAGAAAACTATTGACTGCGGATAAACCTGCAAGTTGAAATATGTTCATACTATCATCACTCCAAGTCACAGTATTCGAATCATTTACATCTTGAGGTATGGGTAATTCAACATAATAAAGTGGTTGATGTTTTCTCCCTTCAGCATCTCTTCCAAATTTTATTGCATCACTCCCCCCAAAATTTTGTAATCGTGCACTACCCTTTACTGGAAATTGTTTTGCTGTACGTATACCATTATCATTGGGGGCATTCATTGCTATATCACCAACATTATGTTGAAGTCCATTATATACTCCTGCTTTATCTGTCTGTCTTGTTTCATATTCTAATGATATATCTGTCTTTGGGGGAACATATTTAAAACATTTGATTAAAAATGAATCACCAGTTATTTCTTGAAGACCTTTCGCTGAAGGATATGCCATCTGCGGAGGATGACCTTTTAGCATTCTATTTGGATTTGATAATCGTTTTTTAGTATTTGTATTTTCTACTTGTTTATTTTCTGTTGGAGGAACTGTTTGTGTAGGAGTGCTTGTTCCAGGCGTTCTTCTACCATGCCTTGCAGCTCTTTTTGCTGCAAAGTTACTATATCCTCCCTGAAACATTGCCATTATTAATCTTTATTTTTTTGTTATATCAACTATTTAGTAGGATTTTGACAAAAGGTAAAGTTCTTAAATCTCTTAGTTCCATTTCATCTACTTGATACAGTCCACCGACTACTTCTGGAAAGGTATATTGTCTCATTTCACCCCAGTGATAGTTTAATCCTTTAAAACCCCAAGAAAAAACATCAGTCACAGCAACAAGTGGGTGTGAATCATAAACGATGCCAGGTGTTTTTGCTTGATATACAAAAACATAAAAGTTACCTGCTTCAGGAACACTACTCCCTTCAGTCAATACTTCGAGTATATCTGTTGCTAAATCATCAGCACTTTCATTACCGATAAATCTTTTCATTATAGGATCTATACGACTCATATGTCTAACTCTTTTTCTGTAATTACTTTAAATTCCCACATTCGATCAGCACAATACTCTCTTGCTGCTTTCCACTTTGCTTGATTTCTTGCATATTCAAATGCTTCACGGATATAACCCTTAGTTTGTCTTTTCGGTTTTTTTGGTTTTGTTGTTTGTTTTAGAGGTTTTACCTCAATAAGGTATCTTTTTATTTTACCTGTATTTTCCTGTACCTTTATATAAAAATCTGGAAAGTAGCGATGAACACGACTATCGTGAGGTGAGATATATGGAAGAGCAATTTCTTCACTACCCCACTCAAGAATCTTAGTATTCTTATCACAATACACCATAAACTTTCTTTCCCACAATGACCTATAGATGATATTAGTGGGATCACCTTTATACTTTCGAGGAAATGATGGATAGTATTTTCCCTTGTAAGCCATCTAAATAACTATACTATAGTTGTATTTAGAGTGCCAGCACCAAGACCGAGAAGAATATCAGAATATTTACCAAGAATGCAAAATGTTGCCCAGAGTTCACATTATCTGGTCAAATTTGCATTGCCAATAAGTGATTTAAGATCATATTTAAGAAGAAAGGGCATCAATGATCGTTTCGTTGCAGAAGATGCAGGACTACTAGTAAGTGATGCGGTTTTACCAGGTAGTGCAATGGCAGCTGTAAATGTTGCTGGTGATTTTCAGGGTGTAATTGAGAGATTTGCACATACAAGAAATTTTACACAGATAAATTTAGAATTTTACGTTGATAATGATTACACTTCATTAAAATTTATTGAACATTGGATGGAGTATATTACTGGTGCAATTCCAGATCCAGCAAATGATAGTTATCATTTTCAATTAAATTATCCTTCAGAATATAAATCTAATGAAACAAGGATTGTTAAATTTGAAAGAGATTATAATAGATTTCTAGAATATAAATTTATAGGATTATTTCCATTATCACTTAATTCTACTAGAGTATCATATCAAGGATCCACGGTATTAAAGGCATCTGTAGCATTTAGTTATGATCGATATATTTGTGGAGAATCAACTTCACTCATAAGGGATTTATTAAAAGCATATAATAATATTTTTGGTAGGGGAAATACATACGATGCTAACTCAGGTAAATTAAGCTCAATCACAAACAGTGAATTAAATCGACTTTATGGAAATCAACAAGGGATAATGAATAATTCAGGTAATGTACAAATAATGACTTCAGGTATTACAGGAACAGTAAATCCACCAAATGTCGCTGGCCAGGCGTTAGGTGGTAGTGGATTAACGATTTCATAAACCACTATAAATAATCACACTGAAGTGCTCAGAATATTATGCCTTTACCAAAAATTTCGACACCAACGTATGAGTTGGTTTTACCGTCGTCAAATAAAAAAATTAAATATAGACCTTTTCTTGTAAAAGAAGAAAAAATTCTTATTATTGCATTAGAATCTCAAGATCAAAAACAAATTGCAAATGCTGTTAAAAATATTATAGCATCTTGTATTTTATCAAGAGGTATTAAGGTTGAGAAACTTTCAACATTCGACATTGAATATTTGTTTTTAAATATTCGTGGAAAATCAGTTGGAGAGGATATTGAAGTGATGGTAACTTGCCCAGATGATGAAAAAACACAAGTTCCGATGTCTATTAACATTGATTCAATTCAAGTTAAAAAGTCTGATGAACATAGTCCTGATATTAAATTGGATGACCAATTTACACTTAGAATGAGATATCCTTCATTATCAGAATTCATTAAAAGTAATTTTACTATGGATGATATGAAGGTTGATGATACTTTTGAACTTATTGCATCTTGTGTGGATCAAGTTTATTCTGAAGAGGAATCTTGGACACAAG